ATTACTTGATGATAGGAAGCTTCCAAGGAGAGACGACGGAAGCTTAGCCATAGGTAAAAAACGTGCAAAAGAGTTTAATCCAAGCAGCCCTGCTCAGTTGATTGCAGCATTTACTGAATGTAGTATCGACTTACCGGTTGATCAAAAAACCGAGAAGACGACTTTAAATCAAGTAGCTCTTGCTGAATTCGATAGCGAAGATCCCACGCTAAGGCTGTACCGGGAACGAGCCAAGGTAGAAACACGTTTAGAACACGTAAATAAACTTCTCGATAATGTAAATCCTGTATCGCATAGGCTGCACTCAGGATATAACCAAGTAGGAGCAAACTCTGGTCGTTTTACAAGCAGCGGCGCTCCTAAAACAGCTAAAACAAAAACTAAAAGTATTTTTAGTGTAAATATCCAACAAGTACCCCGATCAAAAGACTTCCGAGAGACGTTTGTCGCAGCACCCGGGTTCAAATTAGTTATCTGTGACTGGGCTCAGATTGAGTTGCGGTTAGGCGCTGAACTGATCAACATACCTCAAATGAAGAAAGCATTTATTGAAGAAATTGACCTACATACACTTACGGCTAGTTTGATTTATAAAAAACAGATACAGGACGTAACAAAAGATGAGCGTCAAGATGGTAAAACACTTAACTTTGCCCTGTTGTACGGCATGGGCTACAGGAAGTACAAAACATATGCTGCGCAAAGCGGCAAAATAATCTCTTTATCAGAGGCAAAGGTCGCCCACACAGGTTTCCACGCTGCTTACCCGCGTTTGAGGATCTGGCACCAGGAGCGAGCTGCATTAGTGGCGGATGGATGGACCTATACCAGAACTGCCTGCGGGCGGCGACGGTTGCTGAGCTACGACGACGCCACAATGATGTGCAGCGCAAATACTCTGATTCAAGGTTCGGGCGCCGACATCCTAAAAATTGCAATAGCGCAATTAAGTGAGCACCTTAACGAAGACGCATATTTAGTAGCGTGTGTTCACGATGAACTTGTCCTTGAAGTACGTGAGAACCTTGCGGAAGAGTATAAAAAAATACTGGAGTTGATTATGATCCAAGCCGCACAAAATGTATTAAGATCTGTTCCAGCATCAGCAGATGCCAGTGTCGGCGACTCTTGGGCCGCTAAATAAAATGGACTTACTTAAGATCCCCAAAAACCCCGAAAAGGAAGTGTTTACCGTAAAACACAACGGCAGTTACTACGCTGTTATTACGGGAGATGATGTGCTTTATGTGAGCCCGGAAGTATTTGATTCCCCTTTAAAAGCTAGTAACCACGCTCGGTCGATAAAACGACAGCACAAGATCGACGTAAAGATTAAAAAAGACCAAAAACCTGAGGTGTTAAATAATAAGACTAAAATACCTAGGAAAAATAAACTCTACACTGAAGCCGAAATGGCCTCGGAAACACAATTAAAGTTTCGTGAGGTCTGGATTATCCTTGACTCATGGGGTCGCTATGCCAAAACTATTATAAAGAACAACACCGTGGTGGAGTACGCCTCAAATAAGGAGAAAGCCCAACGGTTTAGCAGTTATGAGGAAGCCATTCTTCAATTAAAAACTTTAGATATGGTCGTCAAACGCGGGCATAAACTTCAGCGATTTTTCGAACGTAAAGATTGACGCGATGAAACCGCTAAGCTAAAGCAGTATAATCAATAAAGATCCGGCTTTTAACTAATGGCTCGCCGTCGTTATAACCTTGATTTTGCTGGACAGTCTTTCGGGTTTGAACTGCCCTCAGTTACCGAAGAAGACGGCGAGACGAAAACGGAATCAGTTTTAGCAGATTACTTCCCAGAAATTAAATTTTCCTTCGGCTCAAAAACCCAGCGAGGGGGTCGTTTAGGGCGCGCTGCTACTCAGGTTACTCCTGAACTTATGTTGAAACAAAAAGAAGTTGCGACTCTGGGAGGAGGTGGTCCAATTACCGTTGCCCCAACTTTTACTAATACTTTTACTCCTCCTCCTGCGGCTCCGGCGCCCGCACCGGTTCAAGAGGCTCCGAAACCGTCCCGACCTGCGATCTCAACGGCTTATGGCGTGAGCTCAAAGTATTTCGGTCACGAAGACTATTTCAGGAATTTAGAAGCTGGTTATACTCCTGCTGAATTAAAAGAATACATCATCAAAAATGAACAACTCCTCAACCCTGAGTCTTCCAATGTACGAGGTGGTGGAGGTCTATTTGATCAGATCATGAAGGGTCAAGTGCAAGTACAAACCGGTCTCCCTACCACGCCTGTTACTCTTAAAACAGAATCGGCTCCTTCTGCGCCGCCTGCTCCTAAGTTTGAAAATCCTTTACAAACCCAGTCTTTTGTGTCAGCTCCGCAAACCCCTCAGCCACGGGGTGAAATCTCTACTAAGTACGGTATTGACCCAACCTATTTCGGTGGGGAAGACGTGACAGCAGCTAAATCAATGGGTTACAGTGCTGGAGAAATCCTAGATTACATTGAACGCACTAAAGCTCCGTTGCGTGGTACTCATGTTCGTGGTGGCGGTGGGCTTTACGATCAGCTTATGAAAGAAGCCGGACGCGCATAATTTAAAATTTTGAGCGGACAATATACTCTTCTTCTGCGGCACAAAAAGACAAAACTATTAACACCTATTCAAGCAATCGATACAAACCACGCGCAAGCGCAGGCGCAAGATATTGCACGTGCTCTTAATATAAGCGAATTAGAACTTACGTATGAGCAACATGAAGGCAATGAACTTTCGATATTGTTCGAAAAGCTTGCTTTAAATACTTTTAACCATAAAGACTGCGATTTATGGACAGGAAAAGTTACAAATAACTGCCCGTGCGTCTATGCGTTCGGCAAACGATTTTATGTTAGAGACATAATACTTAGATATTTAAATATTCCCAAAGATAAAAGTGTGGCTAAGCCCAGTTGTAAAAATAAAAACTGTGTAAATCCATATCATTTTGAATATCACGAGAATCAAAATTCGAAATTAACTTGCGGCGACACGAAACTGCTCCTAGCGTACCGAAGCCAAGGCGTCCGGATTGACCAGATCGCTAAGGCCCTTAACGTCCACCGTTCGACCGTCTACCGCAAACTGAAGCATGAACGTCTTTCTATTGGGGCTTCGAATCACAGCTGAGGCTCAAGAAGATGATGGAACTCTCAACGTACTCGCTGAGGCGCTTCCTTCAAATGACAAACGTGTCGCAACCAAAGTCCAATTAATCCAACAAAAAAATCATTACGTTGGCAAGCTTTTAAAAAACCTCAAAGCTGACGACACTGTATTAGCCATTGGCCCGACCCGTCCAACTCCGGACGGCGTTCTGCAGATGCAGCCCATGCTCGTGGTGACCAAGGAGAACTTCGATGATCTCCTTGCCATCAATCTCTTTATGGCCACGGGTGGTTTGGGTCCCAAGGCAGAGGAAGTTGAGCTCGGCGATACGACCGTAACCAACCGATCTCTGGCATGGCAATCCGAAAACTCTGAAACCAACTGGTTCAAGCTGACCGGCTGGGCAGAACTTTCCAAACAACTTGCTGAACTCTCGCCCGGAACACCGACAATTGCAGTCGGTAAAGTTTCCACGAGTGAGAAAGACGAAAAACTTTATCTCAACTACAACGTTGACAAAATTCTGTATTTACCCAAATCAACTAAATCTGCACCTAAAAAAGCTGCAGACCCTGAGAAGGGTAAAGTAGCCGCCGCTGCTATCGGTTCGATTGATTTTTCGCTCTGATTTACGACCATGGTTTTCATTGCCGGCCAATTTTCTGCGGACGAAATTCTCTGTAATGTTCCGCCGCACACTCTCAGGATCGATCTTCAAGCCCGCCGTTGGAAGTCTGACGTAGACCCTGACAGCGCCATTGTCGATAAAAACGACAATGGTATTCCCATCGAGTTTATTCTGCTGGGTTTTACACCCTACTTTGGAAATCTTGGACTTCGTAATCAAGAGGAGTTCTTGCGGATCGCTTACGTGGGTGTCAGCCCTAACCACAGGCTGCTGCCGCCTCGGTGCGTTACGACCTCAATGATCTCAGGTAAGTCTTCTCAGAAGAACTTCATCAGTTATTTTCAGACTTTGTATAACAACAGGATTAACTGTGCCTCTGTGATTACTGCTTGCAAGTTTGTTACTCGCAGCTTTAACGAAAGGGATCCCGTCACCGGAGCTGACGGCGCCAAAATCAACTTCAACGCACTCGAATTCTCCGACCGCCCCGCTGCGAGCGAAGAAGAAAAAAACCTAATCGAAGACGTAAATGCTTGGCTTTCCGACAAGGGCACACCGCTCATCACAGCAGCGCTCAAGTCTCACATTCCTGGATCGGATCTGGTTGAACTTCCACTTGGGTCAGATCACACGGAGATTAAGGCCCAGTTTGCTGCAACGCGTGGGGCGCCGGCTGATCGTTCTTTGCCTTCAGCTAATGTTGCTAGCAAAGCTCTTAAAGCTGCTAGTGTGGATGATGATGCTGAAGTCAGCGCGCCGCCTTCGCCAAAGACTAAAAAGGCGGTTGAACTGACCGAAGAGCAAGCGAAAGCTTTGGGTCTCGACTTCTAAACCTTTAAAAAAAGTTCAAGGGGTCGTAAGCGACCCCTTTTTTTATGAAACGTAAGCTTGTGCGGTCAAAAGTTGGTTCCTATTGGTGTTCGCTTTACGCCAATCAGATTGAATCGGATGTTTGGAACATAGGTCTCATCGTTAATAAATCCAAGCGGGCAAGTAACGACTGGTTTGAGCGGCGTCAAAACAAACGAAGCCGAAGAGCAGCAAGCGAACGAAAGAAAAAATCTCTAAGGCAATTTAAAAGTTGCGTAGACAACCTCTTCGTCTTGCTACGTCAGCTCCCCGCAGGTGTCCACGCGGTGATAATTAATGATTTTCAGAAGGCCAGAGCGCTGTCCAAATATGTTGAGCGCTTTGGTTTTATGCCGATTCCGAAGGGTGATCAGCTTGTGTGGGTTCTAACAGCTCAGAAAAGGGAGGAAGTTCTACGCCCGTCCAAACACACCACCTAACTAACTGAGAAAATAAATGCCCCTTGAGTTGGTACTGCTGGTGGATTGCCTCAAAGATCTCTAACAAATCATCTTTATCTAACTTACGGGCATCCATCATTACGCGCTGGTGCATAAAACTCTGCTCAGGCGTAAACCACTCAAGATTTAACATAATCTTTAGAGCGTACATAGCTACTTTAGTCATTATTTACTGGACGCGCCCGACTGGACTGGCTAAGCTCAGCAGACCCTGATTTCCCGGGTAGTGGACGACTTCTACAGCATCCCAAACGGCGTGACTCACGCGCTAATAAAACACAGTTACATCACAGGTAAAATTCTTGTTCCTCACGATCCACTCGGCGTCTTAAGCGACCAGCTTCAATCTCATAACTACACCGTTATCAGGAACGAAGACGAAAGCAACCTGACCGATCCGATATGGTGGGTCTCGGAAAAACAGAAGGGTTATGACTGGGTAGTCGCCTGCACTATGGGTCTGCCTCAGTACAGCGAATACATCCTCGAATACGGAATCCAGATTGCGACTCAGGGCATCGCAGTATTGGATCGGCTTTCGTTCATTGAACCTGTCGCCCGACGCAAGACGTTCTTGCTGAAGAACAAGCTCAGCAACATGATCGTGCTCAATCCACGCCCGAAGTTCAGAGCAATGGGTAGCACTAGAGACTCAGTAACTAGCTGCTGGTTTTTATTCCAAACTCCCGAAACCTGGCGCGATGGCACTCAAGTGACATTTGGCTTAGATTGGGACCGCGTTGATCCGTTGCCTCCTTTAGAGTAATGACATCAAGATCACATAAGTTCGAGGCATTTCAGAAGTCCATCTTTGAGCAACTGATAGAAACCAACGCCAAACTTGACAAGATCTGTGCTTTATTGGTTTCCAATCAGCTCTTACAAGAATGCGTATCCCCTGAGGGAGAAGCTCGATCTGCCGTTGACTGCGCGGAGATTGTTACTGAAAGTTTTTGCGCAGGCATGTGCCTCTCCGAAGACCTGAATTCACGCAGCAAAGAATTCGAATATCAGAAATCTGAATTCTTTGTGGACTCAGATGAAGACGAAAAGATTGAAGAAGACAGCGAAGAACATAATGACGATGATGATAACTCTCCGCCGCGACACCCTTCTCTGACTTTTAGATAAAAACAAGTTAGTATCTGTTTAATTCGACACAAATTTGTGTCTCAAACACGGCTAACTCTTAAGGGTCTACGGCACTACAATTGCGCTGGTGTTCCAAAACCGCTACCTTCGGTAACGAGCATTTTATCGGCCACGCAATCGGAGGAGACGCGTAAAAAACTTGCGCACTGGAACATCATGAATCCAGGTGCGCTTGAAAACGCTGCTGCGCGTGGGACATTCATCCACAACGCGGTCGAAAATTGGATACGCGGGTTGCGTGTCGAACCGCCGCGTGAGTACATGCCCTACTGGGAAGGGATGCCGGCAAAACTAGAGGAGTTGCTAAACGAAGGCAAGGTCCTTTGGTCCGAAAAACCCTACAACCAGCCTCAATGGTCCCGCTATACGGGTGAGGATGGCGTGGGTCGAATCCATTACTACGACAAAAACACCGGCTATGGTTACGCCGGTTGCTGCGATATTATTTACGTTGACGGAAACGGGGAGATAATTCTGGGGGATTTTAAAACCTCAGCTGGTCCGTACAGTTATCGGTTCCCACGTGCAGACTCAAAGCTCGACGATAAAACTCGTAAAGCTTTGATCTCAGGAGTCTTCAAACTTAAGAAAACCCAGCTTCAATTAGCAGCATATAAGATTGCTGCCGAGAGT